AGAGCGGCTGGTGCCTGAGTTTGATGAGAGGCTTATATTAGAGTACGACAATCCGGTACCTGAAGACAAAGAGTACGCACTACGTGCAGCACAGGCGGCACCATGGAGTCTAACAGTGAATGAATGGCGAGAATTGAGCGGGCATGGAGCACTAACAGATGCTAATGGTAACGTATTTCCTGTACCATATAATCTATATTTCACGCAGAATTTCGGCTATATGCAGCAAGACAACAAGAAGGAGGATTCAGAGATGAACAAAGACGCAAACAAAGAGCAAGAGAGAAAGGAGGGCGAGGAGTAGTGTTTGTAGATTCAAAGAAATTTAAGGAAGCAGACGACAAAGCAAACCTTACAGTTTATAAGGACTTTACATTGGAAGAAGTAAATGAAGTAGAGGATTTGGTATTGGAATTTGTAATTTCAACAGGTACAGTTGACAGAGACGCGGACACAATCAATCCGAATGGCTGGAAACTTGACGCGTACAACAAGAATCCAGTGGTGCTATTCGCGCATGACTACAACAGTCCACCGGTAGCGGTAGCATTGGCGACATGGGTAGAGGATGGCAAACTCAAAAGTAGAGCAAGATTCACGCCGAAAGAAGTCTATCCATTCGGCTATATGGTCTATCAATTGTACAAAAATGGATTTATGAAGGCGACATCGGTGGGGTTTAATCCGATTAAGTGGAAGTACAGCGAGGACAGAGACGGCGGCATTGATTTTGAAGAGCAGGAACTGTTAGAGTGGAGTTGCGTACCTGTACCATCTAATCCGGAGGCGTTGATAGCAGCAAGTGCAAAAGGTATCGACATTGAACCGATGAAGAAATGGGCAGAGCGTATTTTGGCGTATGACAAAGGTGCTATAACATACGGGCAGGCACATCCTGACGGCACACCATTGGCACCTGAAGATACACCATGGGATGGAACAGAGGAAGTAACCAGGGCATCTGTTGATGACCTAAAGGTAATGTGTGCATGGGTAGACAGTGAAAATCCTGACATTAAGGGCAGCTATAAGTTACCGCATCATAAAGCAACAGGCGGCTATCCAGTAGTATGGCGTGGCGTAGCGGCAGCTATGGCGGCATTAATGGGAGGACGTGGAGGCGTGGACATACCAGAGAAGGACAGGAAGGCAGTGTATAACCACTTAGCACGGCATTATGAAGAATTTAACAAAACACCGCCTGAATTCACAGAACTGACACAAGAAGAGACAAAAGCAGGGGCAGTTTTGAGCAAAACAAACAAAGAAAAGCTGGAACAAGCACGAGATTTGATTGAAGAAGTACTAAATACAGCAGAACCAAGTGCAGAGGAAGAGAGTTTAACGATGGAAGAAATAAAGCAGATTGTAACAGAATCTCTACAGCGTGAGATTCGCAAGATGCAGGGTAAGATTGACTGAAAGGAGGAGATTGAATGACAACAGAAGAAGCAAAGAGAATGATTGACGAGATTGTCAAAGAGGCAGTAAAACCTCTTAAGGAACAACAGGGACCAAAATTTATAGAACAATTGCAAAAGGAGGGTAACAAAATGGAGACAAAGGAAGACAAGAGTTTACAGGTAGCGAGGATTGTTAGGGCTCTTGCGGCTTCAAAAGGAGACCCTGAACGGGCGGCGGCTTACGCAAAAAAGAATTTCGGCGATGATGAAATTGTTAAGGCCTTGTCTGTAGGAACTCTAAATGCAGGTGGGTACATTGTACCAGAAGAGTACAGCGCTGAGATTATAGAACTATTACGGCCTCAGAGTGTTGTGCGACGGATGGGTGCTGTAACTATTCCTATGGCTACTGGAACATTAAACATTCCGAAGCTTGCTGGTGGAGGTAGCGCTTCGTATATTGGAGAAAATACCGATATTGGAGTAACCCAACCGACCTTCGGTACAGTTCAATTAACGTGGAAGAAGTTGGCGGCGATTGTGCCTATCTCTAATGATCTGTTACGTTTCAGCTCTCCAGCAGCTGACAGTATTGTTAGAGATGATTTAGTAATGGCTATGGCTTTACGTGAGGATGCAGCTTTTATCAGAGATGACGGAGTAGGGAACGTTCCAAAGGGCTTAAGGTCCTGGGCTCCAGATTCTAACATAATTCCTGCAACGACTGGGACAACAACTCTCGCTACTGTTACAACGGACTTGGGTAAATTAATACTAGCGCTAAAGAAGGCAAACGTTAGGTTCATCAGACCCGGATGGCTCATGTCTCCACGTACTGAGATGTTCCTGCTAACTCTTAGGGATGGCAATGGCAATTTTGCTTTCAGACCTGAGATGCTAACTGGAAGGTTATTCAGCTATCCATATGCGGTAACGACTCAAATACCCGAGAACTTAGGCGTTGGTGAAAATGAAAGCGAAATATACTTAGTTGACTTCGCAGATGCTATTATTGGCGAATCTACCCAGCTCATAATCGACGCTTCTACCGAAGCATCCTATTACCAAGATGATGCACTTCACTCTGCATTTTCTCTTGACCAGACGCTAATTCGAGTTATAGCTGAACACGACTTCGCAATGAGGCATGAAGAGAGTGTAGCAGTGCTAACCGGCGTAACTTGGAGTGCATAGCCATGATAGTACGCTTTGTTAAGCGACTATCTCCGTATCAACCCGGAGAGATAGCAGGCTTCCCTGATGAAGAAGCTGAAAAACTTATTAAAGATGGCATCGCTGAAAGGGTAGAAGCAGATAAAAAGGAAGCGGATATTGAACCCGTAGATATAAAAGAAGCTGTAGCTGAAAAGGATAAGATGGTGCGTAAGTCGAAGGTAGAGAAGTAGGCGATGATATGATCGAGGTACTGGTAGAAGCAGTAAATAAAAAGCTAACAACAGTGGAGACACTGAGATCAGAACTGGGCATAATAGGGACAGCAGAGGATGCACTGTTAAGCAAGCTTATAGACCAGGCGAGTGCTATGATAGAGACGTACTGTAACCGTTGTTTCGCAAAACAAAAGTATCGTGAAACAATTCCCGGTTATGGTAATGTATACCTTGCACTTAGCGTGCGGCCTGTCGTCAGTGTTGAGTCTGTCAAAGAAGAAGGCAGAGTTATAACTGATTATTCCTTGGATTCACCTTCTTCGGGACTATTGTATCGGCGTACCGGTTGGGGATGGAATCCTGGCATAGCTTGGAATATAACATGGCACATAATGGCTAACAGTGAATTAGCAAATTATGAAGTAGAATATACAGCAGGCTATGGACTACCAGGGGAGCCTGACAGAACACTACCGGCAGACATAGAGCGTGCTTGCTTAGAAATAGCTAAAACCTGGTACCTCGAGAATCAGCAAGGGACAAACATACAGAGCGAGAGCTTGGGCGATTACTCTGTAACTTATGCAAAACCAGCAGATCGTACACTACCGCAAACTGTACTGTTAACACTTGATAGGTGGCGAGTGTTTATATGAACCATCTATTCAATAAGATACTGACAGTTATGCGTAGTGCAGAAGTCAGCGATGGGCAGGGCGGATGGAAGAAGACGTACCAACCAATAGGGCAGATAAAAGGACGCATAAGTGTAGCGAGTGTATCAGAAAGAACGGCAGCTTCGCAAGAGCACGCGGTAGTGTCTCATGTAGTCTACTGTGGGCCTGATGAAGACATAAGACGCGGAGACTTAGTAACTGACGGCAGAATAACAGTAGAGATAATAGCAGTACGCAATCCGAGTGAAGCAGACCATCATTTAGAATGTCCTGGGGTGGAAGTACAGAATGGATAAAATCAAATTAAAAATAGATTATGACAAGGCAATTAAGACAGGCAATATAGAGGATAGAGTAGAAAAAACATGCGAGTTTATAAGTGAAGAAGTGAAGCGTACGCTATCAAAACCAGGGACAGGTAGGGTGTATGTACGCGATGGTAAGATGCATAGGGCATCCACCCCAGGACAACCACCCGCAAAAGATACAGGCACGTTGGAGGATAGCATAGAGTACAAAGTAACAAAAGATGGTGAGACAATATCAGGGCTTATCGGATCATCGGCAGATTACGCTATTTACTTGGAGTTTGGAACATCAAAGATGGCAGCAAGACCATTCCTGAGGCCTGTATTAGAGAACAAAAAGAAAGAAATAGTGGATAAATTCGTAGAGGGTGGCAAATAATGTCAGTATTTACAAAAGGAATATATGACAGATTATATAATGACCAGATACTCAGAAGTATGATTAATACATATAATAATGAGCCGGCTATTTTTACAGTGGAACCTGTCCCTGGTAATGCAAGGCTTCCATATATAGTAGTAAGCGGGCCTGTCAGTGATGTACCGTTTGATACCAAGACATCACTGGGGAGAGAGCAAACGGTAGATATTAGATGCTACACGGAAAACAATGGGAGTAAGAAAGAAGTGGAAGAAATAGCAGAACGAGTACGTGAATTATTTCACAGACAATCAATAACAATAACAGGGTATAAGAACATAATAACGAGTTGTACCGGGCCTGTCTTCATACCAGAAGATGAGGCTTTAGGTATGGTTGTTACAGTAAGATTTATAAATGAAAAGGAGGGAATATAATGGGAATGAATGGCAGTGATGTGTTAGTGTTAGTAAACACTGGCACAGATACAGAACCAGAATGGATACCTGTAGGTGGACAAAGAAATGCTACAGTTGATGAATCAGTGGATGTTATCGATATATCGAGCAAAGAACAGAGAGCAAGAAGAATCTTACCTGGTAGGTACTCTTCTACTCTTAGTTTAGACGCGTTGTATGTACCAGATAACGAGGGTTACTTATTACTAAAGCAAGCAATGAAGAACGGGGAACCTATAGTGGTTATGCTTAAGCGTGTAAACCAGAACTTCAGGTCAGCTACTGGTTATATTACAGGACTTAGTAGTGATTACCCAGACCAAGGAGAGGCTACTGTATCGATAACAATCGATATAGACGGTGAATGGACGGACGTGGTATAGTATGGGGAAACCTTTTGTTTTGGTAGAACTTGACAAACCAAGGAAACTAAGGTATACAATAAATGCACTTGTTACATTAGAAGAAACATTAGGCAAACCAATAACTGAGATAATGGCAACTTTTACCAGTGGTTTGTATGGTTTCAAAGAAATTAGGGCTTTACTATGGGCTGGACTGTTAGATGATAACCCAGACTTAACACCTGAGGAAGCAGGGACACTATTGGATGAAGCACCAGATTTTACTAATGTCATACAAAAAATAGGGGAAGCGTTAGAAGCATCTTTTGGTACACAAAAAAAAGTGCAGGGACAGAAGCCGGAGGATGGGACTGGGACTTAGTGCAACGTACAGCGTACGGAGTGCTTGGGCTTAAACCTTGGGAATTAGGCAAAATGACAATGGGGGAACTTAGCATGCTAATTGATGGGTACAATGACAAGT